CACCACATTGTTTTTATATAACAGACAACAAAGGAAGTTAATAAATGGGATTATTAGATGATATCGAAATTTCAGAGAGTTCGGAAAGTTCTTATATGAAATTCGAGAAAGGCGAGAATCGTTTTCGCATGGTGTCCAAGCCAACACTCGGTTATATATACTGGGAAGATAAGACACCAACGCGTATTGCAAAAGCAAGCGAAGCAGCAGATGGATCAGAACCTAAGTTATTCTGGAGTATGATCGTATGGAATAACGATAGAGTAAGAATCCTTGAGATTACACAGTCTACGGTGCATAAAGCTCTTAAATCACTAGAAGATAATTCAGACTGGGGAAACCTGACTGAGTATGATGTGATTGTAAATAAGAATGGCGAAGGTATGGAAACATCATATAATGTAGTGCCATGCCCAAAGACACCGCTACCTAAAGAAGCGATTGCAACTATTAAAGATTTTAATAAGAATTATGATCCTAAGAAAATCTTTGAGACTGTTGAGCAATCAGATGCGGATAGCTTGCCGTTTTAATGCCAAGTAGCGCATCACGTAAAGGTTATTCTGGAGAAGTCGAGGTCGTGAAAATACTTCAAGACCTCGGCTTTGATGCCAAACGTAGTTTTGGTTCTGATGGTCGTGCATTTGGCGAAGCCAGTGATATAGATGTAAAGGCCACTAAAGATGATTTGACACTCTTAGTGCAAGTCAAAAGGCGCAAGAAGATTGCGAGTTATTTAGAATTTAAAAACGCAAACGTAGTCATGGTCAGGCAAGATCGTAAACCGTGGGTATGGATTGTAGATAATAATATGATGCAAAAATTAATAGGCGAGGTCAAAAGTGAAAATAATTGTCCTACGCACGGTGGTAATCAGCCATGATCTCGCCCAAACTTAAAATAATAGATGTGGTTAGTAACGCAGTGGAAAAAGCATTGATTAAACATATAAATAAACAAAACAATTGCTGGATAAATGAGGGAGAACGTGTGGACATAGCGATGGAAGTGTGTGATGAGGTAATTAGAATTCTATATCCACGTAAAGATTATATCAGTCCGCATGATCCAGTAGATGAACACCAGGAGCGAAAATGAGTAACTGGAAACAGTATAAAATAGATGTAATTAAAAAGTACGTAGAAAAGTACGGTAGTAGAGACAAAGCAATTGTTGAGATGGATGCTCAAATTAGATCATTAAAACTTAAGGCAGATACACTAAGTGAAATGGTGGACTGGGAACAAATAGAGAAAGAAATTGATGACGAAGAGAAAAATAGCGAAGCGTAAAGCACGTAAGAAAAAACTTAAAAAGAACTTAAATATGCGACGCAATACAAAATTGCAAAATAAAGAATCTGCGAAGAAAAAAAGTAGACTGCGTAAGATTGCAGAGTTATTTAAAAAACGCGATCAATCGAGATTAGAGAAATGAACACTAAAGAATTTAGAGATTACAGAAAGAAATTTTTAACAGATGCGTTATCACTTAGTGATAAAAAGTCCGAGGAGTATACGATTTCTAATCCAGATCGTTTATTCAATTTCAAGCACGTTGCGGAACGTCTTGGAACTACACCAGAACAAGCATTAATGACATATGTATTAAAACATATTGATGCCATATGTAATGATGCGAAGACTGGTACAATTGTATCCGATGAAAAGATAGAATCTCGTGCGCATGATGTATGCAATTACATGATTCTATATAGCGCTCTTAAAACAGAAACAACACCACAACCAAATGACAATAACACTAAACGAATCGGAGAGGAATCTAGCCGCGCAGTCAGGAATGGCGCGGATGGTACAAAACTCTAAAAACCGAGTAAAATCTAATGGCAAGCGCACACTTGATGTCGATATAAATGGCATCGGTGGAGAGATTGCAGTCTGTAGATATTTAAATAGATTTCCAGATCTATCTATTGGGCCACATCATCGTGGTTATGATTTAGTGGCTAAGAATAAAAAAATTGATGTTAAAACCACCACATATAATCCTGGATATTTACAAGCTAAACTAAATGCACGCATTGAAGATGCAGATCTTTATATACTAGTTTATTCACAATTTCCAGACTTTACCATTCTAGGCGGTGCATTAGCAGATCAATTAATTAATCAAAGCAATGTACGTGACATGGGTTATGGTCAAAAGTATATCTTAGAACAATCACAACTAAAATCTTTGAGGTCACTCTTTGCTTAGTGGTAATAAAGGTAAGGTAGGCGAGTTGGCGGTGCGTAAAGATTTAGTGTCTGTCGGCTACAATATATATATACCAGAAGTCGATACTGCGCAAGTGGATCTTATTGTTGAGTGCCATACTGGGATTATTAAGAAAGTACAGGTTAAGACTGCGTATAAGCTAAAAACTGAGACAAGTCTTGAGATTGACACTAGAAAATATATTGATACTGGACGTGTGGATATTATCGCAATCTATTACCAGCCAGAAGATATTATTGCTTATGTACCGTTTGAAAATAATCGGTCTATTAGCCTTGCATTACGCACGGCACTTAACAATCAAAATGAAGGTAGGAAATGGTTTTATAGCTATAGTCGATTTCCTGAATTTAGCTGATGATGAAAGTAATATCACTCGGAGTCGGAGTTCAATCCACTGCAATGTATATGATGAGTTCACTTGGACGTATTGAACGTGCTGATCACGCAGTATTTGCTGATCCTGGAGCAGAGTTACCACGTACATATGAAATTTTAGAATTATTAAAAGACTGGGCCAAATATAATAATGGCATACCAATTCATATTACCACAGAAAAAAATCTATATAAAGATATTCTTAATAAATCTAACTCTACTGGTCATAGATGGGCCAGTATACCAGCTTTTAGTAAAAATGGTGGTATGATAAGACGGCAATGTACCGCGGAATATAAAATTGAACCAGTAGTACAAAAAATACGTGATTTGCATGGATTAAAAAAACATAAGCATATGCCTAAGACTCAAGTGTGGTTAGGTATATCGTTAGATGAAATACAACGAATGAAAATTAGTCAATTACCACGCATTGATTATTACTATCCATTAATTGAAGAGCGTATGACACGCTCAAATTGTATAAAACTATTTAAAGAAAAAAACTTTCCAGTGCCACCTAAATCTAGTTGTGTGTTTTGTCCTTATCACAGCGATAAAAACTGGAAAGAATTAAAAGAAGTGCATCCAGAAGCGTGGGATCAAGCAGTTAAAGTGGACGAATCTATACGTGATATGTCTAAAAAAGGTGTTAAAGAACCAATTTATGTACATCGATCATGCAAGCCATTAAAAGATGTTGAATTTGTAGATCAAGGAGAACTGTTTATGTGTGAAGAAGGATTCTGCGGATTATGAGAGACGCATATTTCGTAGCCAGTGTTCAGTATGACACTGAAGATCATCAAACTGCCGATAGCTATGCCTATGGCGAGCAATATAAACATTTAATAGAAAGTGTGAATAATCTACTCAAGAACAAGAAAAATAGCGAAGTGCTGTTTGCTGCTTGGGTGGATCGTAACGAAAGAGAACATGATTTAACTAAACAAGTGAGGGAAGAATGCAAAAAACAGAGAGAAGAGGAAGAACGCAACCAGTAGACACCAGTATAAAAGCGTGTCCAAAGTGCAAATTGACGTGGGAAAGAGTGAGTGTAAAGGTTTTTATGACACCGTACAAGATTCATCCATTAGGTGTGATACCGAGGTATGGCAAGGAAGTTAAGATTTGTCCGAAGTGCGTGAATGAAACTACTTGATTTATTTAGTGGAATTGGTGGTTTTCATAAAGGCTTTGAACAAGCTGGATTTGAATTTGACTGGGTGGGATTCAGTGAGATTGATAAGTACGCCAGCGCAGTGTATAAACATAGATTCCCAAATGCAGAGGAGTTAGGCGATGTTAACCTTATTCAACCAAAACAATTACCAGATCACATTGACTTCCTTTGTGGAGGATTTCCATGTCAAGCATTCAGCGTGGCTGGAAAACGACAAGGTTTCGATGACACTAGAGGTACACTCTTTTTTGAAATCGCAAGGATTCTCAAGTATTTCAGAGAACACAGAAAACCAATCGACTATTTTGTACTCGAAAATGTTAAAGGCCTACTTAGTCACGACAATGGACGAACATTTGCTACAATCTACCGAGTTCTTACCGACATTGGCTATACCGTTGAATTCCAGTTACTCAATACTCGCTGGTTTCTACCCCAAAATAGAGAGCGGATATACCTTGTCGGATATGTTGGAAGTGGACGTGGATCAAAAGTATTTCCTATCGGAGAAGAGCGTAAAGCAGTTAATGGTAAGCAAAGAACGAGGAATGCCGTCTCCTATATTGACGCATCATATTACAAAGGAGTAGATGGTAAACGAACAATGATTGCAGAATTAAATCAAATTGGAATAATAGGTAAAGACAGTGAAGCTACTCGAGTCTATGATTCAAATGGATTGTCTAGGACTATAAAATATGGCGGTGGTATGGGCGCTAAGACTGGGTTGTATAAAGTAGGTGATTTGCAAATTACTGCTAAAAAACGTAGTCACGACACACCAAAAGAAATTAATGAGTATTTAAAAGCAAATAAGCATGGCAAAACTATCCAGGATATTGCGACTAATCTTAGTTTACCAAAAACTCAGGTAGAGCATTATTTTAGAAGTGATAAGTATCGAGCAGTGCCAAGTCCAGAACACTGGTTATTATTAAAAGAATATTTAGGCTTTGATGACACCTATGATAAACACGTTACTGAAATTTATGAAAAAGAAGTTGAATTTGAAGCATCAAGACGAGTGTATAGTAGTGATGGTATCTCAAAAACTTTAGATACACACGAGAGTGGCTATTATCAAGTCAAACCAGTATTAACACCAAATCGTCCTGAAAAAAGACAAAATGGGCGCAGATTTAAAGAAGATGGCGAACCGATGTTTACCTTAACTGGACAAGATCAACATGGCGTGCAAGTTAAATCCAACATCAGGCGCTTAACACCAACAGAATGTGAGCGTTTACAAGGTTTTCCAGATGGTTGGACTAGTGAAGGTGTAATGAATGGCAAAGTAGTGCCGATGAGTGACACGCAAAGATATAAGCAGTGCGGTAACGCAGTGACGGTTAACGTGGTACAAGCCGTAGCAGAAAGACTTCGCCCACTAAAATGCAAATAACAAAATATAATGAAAAATAGTAGGTGGATGCAGCCATGTGGGCGAAACATTTATAAACAACCGCAGAGTAAAGATTTTTTTGAAAAAAGATCGCAAATATTTTGGTTGGCGCTAAAATAACTCTGCGGTTACAAAATAAGGAGATGGAATGATCAAACATTATTGGGATAGTTTGTTTAACGACAACTTGACTTTTATACTGGGATGGGAAGCGTTTGTATTAATGATGCTTGCTTTTTTTGTCAGTATTGTAGTCAGGTTGCATAGGATAGAGAGGAAAATCGATGATATTAATGAATATTTCTGAGTGGATTGTAGAAGCATTTATACTGAGTCTAGCTGTACTTGCAGTCACAGTATCAGTGTTTATTATAATGATGATGGTAAG